ACAAATCAATCACTGATAAAAATTCTTTGGGTTTGATGAATAAATTCACTAATCCAGATGCTCTTGGGTTCTTACTTGATAGTGATACTATTAGTGCTTTCAAATATCCTAACAATGGAGGCTGGTGGCGTATCATATATTGTATTATTAATATTCTAGGTGAGGGAGGCGAAGATCTTGCTATCCAGTGGAGCGATTGTGATAATTATCCTCGTGAAGACTATGAGGAGGCTAACCGTGCTAAATACAAAGAATTTATGGAATTTATGAAGAATACTGAATATACAAAAATGTTCAATGAATATTATTTATTAAAAGTAATCAAGAACAAAGATGAACAAGAATATTACAAATTAGCACCTATGGTTTTAGATGAACACAAAAGAACTAAATATATTCAAAAGAAAGAAGAATTTGAAAGTGAACACGGTTGGGCGGCTATCAAAAAATGTGAAAAAAATTCATTTACATATAAATGCTCTGTTGATGGTCAAATGGTATTTTCAAGCAGTGAAAGTCTTGAACATCATTTTCACAGTTATGATATAAAAGAATTCTTTAAAAAATGGATTGAAGATCCACACCGAGCAGAATGGGATGAGATCATCAGCAACCCATATCAATTAATCAAAAATCCTGTTTGTGGTGAACCTCGTCACCCAAATAAGTATGATGAAACAAAAGGTCTTACCAAAAAAGAATGGAAGCAATATAATGTTTTCAGTAATACACTAAAATTACATATTAAATTAAAAGATCACGAACCAACAGATCAATATCATCAGAGGGTCAAGGATTTCCGTGAACTATATCTATTAAAAAGAATGTGTGACGGTCATACGCCCAGTTGTGATTTTATTATTCAATGGTTGGCGTGGTTCTTGTTTCACCGTAAACCGAATATTTGTCCAGTATTTACTGGGAAACAAGGTGGGGGTAAGACTTCACTGGCTGTATTGATTAGAAAGATTATTGGTTTGAAACATTGTCATTCATCATCAAGCCCAAAAGATGATATATTTGCTAGGTTCAATAAAGAATTATTGGATAAAATGTTTGGTTTGATTGAAGAGCCAAGTTGGGATGAGTTCAAAAATCAAATGGGTAAATTCAAGGATTTGATTACCAAAACTGATCTACAACGATGTGAAGGTAAAAATGAGAGTGTGTTCTTTTATGAGCCTCATATCACATTTATGATTGCTTCTAATAATATTAGATTATTTCAAAATGAGGAAGGACAACGGAGATTTATGTTTTATCATACATTTTGGGAAAAACCCAGCAAGGAAAAAAATGCTTTTTGGAAAAAATTCTATGCTAACCTTGAGGATGAAACTTGGTTATTAGATATTATGTATTGGATTAAATCTGAATTAGATGAAGATTACAATTTTGAGGAAAAGATATATGAATGTGCTTCAGCCTTTCACAAGAGCCAAGATAGCCTATACAAAAATTGTTCTACTAATAGATTTGTGAAATGGTTACTTACGGAACACGAGTGGACGGTTCACAAAAAGAATGTCTGTGCTACCAAATTCAAGTTACTTGATGTTTATGATGAAGACAAAAGCAATATATTTCAAGTATGTCTTAAATATCCAGACAAACGAATGGAAGGTGATGATAAATATTATATTGATGTTGATACCAAGACCTTCAAAAATATGTTCAAAAAATATAGTGGAAATAAATTGAGGGATACTGGACTTGAACACGACTTTGAAACCCTATGTGGTTTTAAGCCTATTCATAGACCAACTAACAGAGATGAAAATGGTAATGTTATCAAAGAGCGACCTTTCTGTTATAAAGTTCATCCTTATTATTTGAAAAAGAAATTAGAAGCATTAAATGAATGGGAATGTGACCTTGACTGGAATGAAGAAGATTTTGATGCTGATAATCCAGATGGTTTAAAAACATATAACACGGTTGAGCATTACAGCCACTTCGCTGACAGTGACGACTTTTAATATTATAATAATATTATTATATTGATAATAATAATATTATTTTAAAATTATATTAAATTTAGATCCATATTTTTTTGGGTTTCCGCAGTAACAACACCATCTAATATATTATCATCTGGAGTTTGAGCAAAAGCCAAAATTCTCCAATTATATGTTTTGGTGCTATCAAATTTGTTATAAAATGTAGTATTTTTTTCTTGTCTTTCTATATTTTTAATTATATCCCTTGCTCGTGAGGCTATATCTTTAGAATATGCGATATACATATCATTTCCAGAATATATAGCAAAATATCCTGAATTAGTGCGTAGATGGCGTTTTTCTTTTTCACGAACTAGATCACGGTTTTCCTTGACATATTCCTTGTTAGTATTATACCAACGCTGACGATAAAGTTTTTGTGCTTGATCGTGTTCTTCCTTGGTGAAATACTTCTTCGGACGACCTAATTTTTTAGGTTCTTTTTCCATTATATATAATAAGAGAAAAATGTTTAAATCTTTTTTTAGACTTTTAATCTTTATCAGCCTTTGAGACCATTGGGTTCTTACCTCTAGCGTCTTGTCCATACTTCTCCATTCTTTTGGATAGGTTAAGTCCCAGTTGTGCTTGTTTTATCATTCTATCAGTTACTTTTACAGTCTTTTCTTTACCATCGTATGTAAAGGTTAACATATCACCTGCTTTCATTCTAGTTATTTTATTCATAATATTTTTGGGAAGTGGATCATCTGGGTTTAAACCAAGAGATACACGAAGACCACCACCCTTAAATCTAACAGTTTTATTTTTCTCTTTGTCATCTTTAAGTTTCACGGTTTCCGTGGGTAATTTCGCTAACTTCTTTTTCACAGCAGCAGATGGCTCAACTTTTTTGTCATTGTAGTTTTTCGGAGGCATTTATAAATTAAGTAAATATATTATTTTTATTTAATTTATTCTATGAATACTCGTTGATCATTACTGCTCCTGTTGGACTGACCGCTAACTCTCTCTTATATTCAATAAAAAATTGTGAGTTGAAACCAGTAGCAAGATTGCCTTTATTTGCATTGGATTTATATTTAGCAAATACACGAACCGCTTGGTTACCGTTTTGAAGTTCGTGACCAAGCATATCCTTCAAGTAAACGGCTTGACAATTCATCGCACCTACAATACCATTATTAAGAGGTGTTCCTTGTAAATATTGCGTATTTAATACTGGTTCAAGTGCTGGTGCTATATCACAACCGTAAACTGGGCGAGGAATTCCTGGATTTATATGATCATATATTTGTGATAATCTATCATATTGAACTGGTAAGAAGGCATCATTGAGAGGATATAGGTTAACATCGTTGATAGCATAATTCAATGATTTATTACTACCTTGTGGTGTAGAACTATGATAATCACCATATATTGTTGGTATACCAATACCAGTTAGATCATTAGACTGTTCAACTGTCTTAATAGAACATAATTTATATTCATTACATCCTAATTGTCTTGTTGTTTCATATAGATCTGTTGCTGAAGTTAGATCAGCATTAGTCACGGAAAGCAGTGAGACTGTGTAATCTGTAAAGGGAAACGCTAAACCACCATTCTTTTCAGCGTGTGCCTCAATACGAGCCATAACTTCTGGACTATCATATATAATATGATCACTAATGAAAAAGCACGATGATTGAACTACACCATTTCCAGCGGCATAAAGTCTGTTATCTCCAGCAGTCCATTCAGCACCATTATCAACAGTTGGGACAAATACCTTGCCTCTCGTATTATCTTGTTCAAATTCTAGTTCTACATATAATTGTTCCATAATTTGAACTGGTAACTGATGACTATACAACATAGGAAATAGTTCTGTCATTGTTACTCTAAATTGCTGTAGATGTCCATTTGGAGTTCCAGCGTAAGGTCGGATAACTTGGGGTCTAGCCCAACTCATACTATCATTGATTGGTGTATCAGTTCCATTTTGTGCTACAGCAACTGGATCACCAGCAACAATTAATTTATTTTTAAGTTGTCCTCCAGCACCATCGGTTAAACCTTGCTGACTAATTGTGTAAGACATCCAAGAACCATCAAGATAAGGAGCAACAAATCTATTATATTCCATTGTTCTAAAAGTTTTTTCTACGGTTTGCTTTTTATTGAAATTTCTTTGATCAGCAATAATTCTGCCTGATTGGGTCATTAGTCTAGCACGACTAATTACTGCGTGAGAACCAACTGCTAATGGAAACGATGAACCATTAAAATTAGGATCAACGGCAAATTCAATATATGCTGAACCAGAATTCATTATGCCTGAATTTGGGATTTGAAATCTTACAAGGTTTGATGCTAAAAAACTTACTGGTTGAGTTTTCACATTATATAGTGTCGCAGAATGAGGGTCACTAGTGGGTTGAAATCTTAACTCTTCTGGTAATTTGTCCATTATATATTATAACATAGATATTTTTATAATAAAATTATTCTTCTATTAATTCATAACCATTACGCCGTTTTCGTTAAACTGTATCATTGTTTTAGCCAAAACAAAAGCATACATAGCATTGGTTCTGCCGTCCGCTAGGTTACATTCTACATTTATAGTCAATGGTTTACCATTAAAATCTGCTCCGCTCAATGATTTTAGGAAATCATAACCAACACCGTAAACCGTGTTTTGCTTATTTTGATATTTTACAGCATTTGCTAGACTGTAAATATTACCAGCAGAACCAATCGCAAAACGAACATCATTAGTGCTATTATTAATTGCTAATTTAGGATCACGCTTTGAGTGAACATTTTTAAGTGCTTGTAAATAATATTTATTAAGTTCTGCTTCATCGCTGTTAGTTACTACATTAATTGGGAACATAAGTGGGAATTCCGTTCCGCTTCTCATAAATCTAACTTTTGTGAATTGTTCAACAAGATTTGCGTCACTTATGACACGAGTAGCCTGAAATTCATTTGCTTGAATATTATTCACAGCAGATGTAGGATTAAATTTAAATAATACAGCAACTAGTTCGTTAATCCCTAAATTAAATTGGGTATTTGTATTAGATGCTTGTAGAACAGAGAAGAGACTGGTAAATGTATTACACATAAGTGTTCCACTTGGATTATTTAGTAGTGCTACTCTTTCTGCGGCTGTTGGTGAATATGTTTCGCATTCTAGTTTGAGATCAAATAATTCATATTTAATTCTAGCAAATTTATCTGGTTCTGCTGTGCTGTCTTCTGTGGTTACAAAAACAGCACCATCACTATTTAGTTCTAAAGTTAATGTTAATCCATTAAGAGAACCAAGAGGTAATTTTTGACCACTGCTCATTGTAAGACCAGTGTAAATAGGAGTGCTAAATCGTATACCAAATGCTACACCATCAAGAGGTGGATCAGCGGTGGGATCACCGTAATACGAAGCATTTTGCATAAAAAAATCAGATCCATATACAATATTTTGGGATGCTAACATTCCAAGTGAATTTTCACTCAAGTAATCGCTTGTTGAATTTAGTGATGGTAGTATACAATTTAGTAACTGACCATAATTATTAATCTTTTCAATACTTTGACGATTACCGCCTGTTGAACTAAATTCAACACTTCTAAATACACTATTTATTCCAAGATATGGATCTTGAAATATTTTTGACCAATCACCAGCAGCACCTTGTGTCATTGCTGAATTAGCATTAAATCGTAGTGAGCCAGTGATACGGATGCTCTGTGGATCTAATATTATTTCACTATTTGGTAATTGAAATTGAATAATATTATTACCATTAAAACTATAAGTATTTGAACTTGGGTTATTACTGGGAGGTATAATCAAGTTTTGTCTACCATTGCCAACGCCACTAATCTGTTCAACTGTTGTCATTATATAATAATATTATAGATAAAATTATTATATATATTTTTCTAATTAAACTTTTTTCTCCTCTTGGGTAGATTTAAATTCAGTTTCTGATCTCAACAAATTATCAACATCAACATCTGGAGGTTCTTCCACAAGCCATCTCCCAGCATATATCGGTTTCTCAAATCTCAAAAATACTGTTGGTGGATTTTCACGCATATTAATATACATAAAACTGTAAGGCTCGTTGTAAATACAGTATACATATAATTTCATAAAATTACCATTTAAAAATCCATCCAGTTCTTCACTCGCATCCTTCAATGTTTTTGTATTAGGTATTTTCATAAATATAATTGAACCAGCATTGCTTCGTATCATTGGAGGTAAAGCCTTGTAATATTGGGATACTATGATATAATAACCAATATTATAATGCCTGAATTTTGTAGCAAGATATGTGAGACCAGAATTTTTTCCAGTTCTTTTAATATAGTCAAGAGCATCATCCGCAATGAGCATCAACTTATCTCTATATTCTTTTGGCTGTTCTAATTGAAATTCCAACAAGGCTTTTAAATAATCATCAGAATATTCACTGATAACATCAATATTATCATCTTCTACCAAAAATCTCATACTATTATCATTCAATGCTGTAGGTGAAAATAAAACTATTCTGTCCATTCTACCTCTTAAAAAATCTGGATTTTGTATTAAATTAACTAGCAAATTTGATTTACCGCTACGCCACGCACCGTAAATAGTGATAAGGTTTGGCTGTTGTGGCAAGTATGGATGTAATCCTTCATTATGATCTTTTTCATTATCTGGTGGTTTTACTTGTAAAACTTTTGGCACATTCATATTATATTATATATAGTTAATAAAATTTATTTTTTTTCACATTGGGTCTAATCAAATTAGATACCATCGCTTGTTCCTTTGCTTTTTTATTTTCGGCTTCACGCTTTACCGCTTGTTCTTGCCTTATTCTAGTGGCTTCAGCCATAATCTTCTCGTGTTGCTGGGCTAATGCTGATTTAACAATATTATCCATATCTTCACGCTTTACATAGTTAGCCATATCTGGGGTAGGTGATTGCATATATATATATTGGGGAGGAACTGGTGCTTGGGCTGGAACTGCTGGGGCTGGTGGTGCTGGTCGTGGTGTTGGTGAAGGCTGGGGCGTGGGTGGTAAAGCAGTAGCATCTACTTGTTGCGTTTCTGGCATTTTTTCAACCATTTTTGATTTCCTGATTTCTGCTTGTTTTGCTCTCATCCTTTCTAAATGCTCAAGTTGTTTAGCACTTGCGGCTTTTTTTGGTTTAGGTGCTTTCTTTTCTGGTTCTGGAGCATCACCTTTTTCAACAACAAATACATCTGATTTTTTTAATTCTGGAACTGGTTCTGGTTCAACTGGTGGGTCTGGTAATTTTGGGAACTTATCCATATATATCTAACAACATTTTATTTTTAATTATATTTTTTCTAATAAAAATAATTATTATCTTACTAAAATATTTTTTTAACATTATTAAATTCCATTGGTAGTATTTGCTCATCAACCTTATCACGAATATGAAAAACCATTTGAACATTTGAAATATTATCAGATCCTATCAGTGTCCCAAATCTATCAGTGATTTGAAATCTTAATTGATTTGTTTCAATTACTGCTGGATTTCTCAAATCTACATATATTGGAAATTGTTGATTAAACATAACTGATCTGCTCAATGAAAATTTATTTGCTAATGAACTTACTTCATCGCCTAGTTCATAAATTCTATCATAATTATTGATCAATCCAACCATTTTAGTATTCACTTGTTTCATAGATCCCATAACACTAAAGTTAGGTCAATC